AAGCATTTAGGTACTAATACATTACATCCATTGAATATAAAAGCCTTTCTATAAAACAGATTGGCTTTTATTATGCCTAATCAAAATCAATCCCTCCCCTGTCAATTCCTCACGCGAGGCATTTTTAAACCACGAGGGCGCACTTATTAAAGCCTTTCGGCTATCCATTGACCGGGTTCGTTAGCCACTGGAACTACCCGGATTTCGTGCCTTCAATTGTTAGACGCTTGCTTTTAGTTAATCTCTGTTATTAACAGGCTGAGCAAGTTGTGCAGAACCTTTATTATGTGGAGAGTCCCGGATTCGAACCGGGTTAAAGGGTCGATTCCCTTTCTGCTTTACCGTCCGGTAATTACTCCTTTCAGCTACGCAGGGCCTGGATTCGTTCGCGACCTACTACCAGGTTAAAGTGTTGCCAAAAACAACTCCCCAAAATCAATCATAAATCCATTTCCAAAAATCACATACTAAGTCCTTTTGTGTGCGCCGTTGCTCGTATTTCGGACTGAGTGGATTATCACAAGTGTGGTAAACGCGCCTGTAATGGTGGTCATGTCCTTTCAGGAACTTGCAATCCTTACACTTTGCCGATCTTGTCCAAGTCATTACACTCATGAAATTATCGCCTTTATTATTTTCTGTTCATACAAATCATTTTTATCAGATCGAGCACAAGAGTCATTAAATGATACAGAATTTCCACCGTATTCATGCATGTAAAGTTCTTTTAAAACTTGCTTTAGTTCGGTTATCTTTTTTTCTAAGCGAATGTTTTCATAATACAAACGATCGCTTTCAGAATTATCCACTGGAGTTTCTTCCCAAAATTGTTTTTCGTATGCCATAAAAATTATTTATTTATTATGATGTTTAATTCTAATTTCGGCAATCTCTTTTGAGATACATTTTTTAACAACTATCCAACGAATACCACGTTGGTAATTATCATCCTTAATAGGCGTAATTATTTGTGAGTTACAAAACCCATCAATGTACCATTTGCCAATTTCTATATTTTCCATAAACAAAAATGCCTTAATCATTGGAGCCGCTTAACTCTCCGCCGACTAAGGCATTTAATTTCTTTTAGAAATCGTCTCAAAGTTAAGCGGCTGACGTATCTTTTCAAATTTCATTTTTATTTCTCTTTTCTCCAACTATTTCCAAAGGATTATTTTAAAAAAATGTATTGAATCCTCCTGTGCTCCTTTTGGATAGCCGAATCTCACAGCCTGGGATTGCCAGTTTTGTTTCCATCCGTAAACGCACGGCCCTTTGAGGCGTTTTAAGTCAGTTTCGAACCTGACCACGTAGCGCACCTACCTTCGACGCTACACGTTGTATTCAATACACTTTATATGGTTTTGTACCTGGTTCTCCTGCCGTCTGCCATCGGAACCTCATCGAACTCGCTAATAATGATATTCATGCTCTCAATCTTCAGGGTTAGCGTGTCCCTGACATTCAAATCCTCACATTTCCTGAGCCTGGCTTTCAGCTTATTTCGCTTATAGCGCATTATTTTAACAAACTCTGAATTGTCGATTGCTACCATTTTACATTCCATTGTGCCGTTCTTTATTGTAAAACTTCCTTTTCCGGGTACAGGCCATACAGCTTTTAGATACGTACTCGTAAACCTTCATGCTGTTAGTCCGCTTGTGATACCACTTACTCCGGGATATTTTGAACTTCTTCAGCGCCTTTTTCTCCCCACATGAAAGGCAGACTTTAAATTGAAAGTCCCAGGAATAGGTAGGTCTGGTCATACGTTATGGTTGTCTTTGCGGATCATCGGATTTTCCTGTATTTCTTTATGACATTATCAACCCCATCAGGCTTAAACCCGCGCTTGGTTATTAGGTGATTCTTTAACCGTTTATTCCATACTTCAAGGAATCTGAAATCCTTCTTATCCCGTTTACAGGCAAAGTAGAACCACTCTAAAACGTCCTCAAAGTGCCCGTTTCCCGGATCGCTGTTTGTGATAGCAAGTATATCCAACGAGTCACCGAAGCTATACAACCCTTCACAGGTGCCTATCCTGAATCTGGCAAACGTGGCTGCAATTGGAAACCCTGGTAACGGCTCCCAAGGTGCCTGCTCAAAATCTAATCCGTGGCGTGTCTGTACAGCGTTCATCAGAATTTTGCTTTAGCTTTCTGAGTTACCTTTGACTTACCCTGATAATCCTTGATTTCTGAACTAAAGAACCATTTCAAGTCCTCGTTCTGGTCTAGACGAGTTGGTGCGGGGTAGCTTATTTTGAATGTCTTACGTTGTGTCATACAAATAATGTGGTTTGTAATTTCATAGACATAGCCTTATTACAGTTCTTTACCATAACATCAAAATACGAGTCCTTTAATTCACACGCAATGGCTTTCCGGTTATCCTTTAATGATTGGTAGGGTTCAGATCCGATACCACCGAATGGAGTAAATACAACCTCCCCGGCGTTAGAATACAGGTTAACTAGCCTATGAATAACCTCGAGCTGAAGAGGCGCTATATGCTTCTCATCACCCATTGCCGTTCCCTCATGACCGTTTAAAACGTCAGTTCTTCTAATATCCATCCAAACCGGAGATGCCCACTTTTGCCAGGTATCCAAAGGAAAGTTTTGTTTTGTTAGGTTGGTAACAGGTTCCCAGTTTTCCTGATCGCCTGACCACTTCCGGAAAATTGTAATGTATTCAGCCATACCTATTCCGGTAAATGTGGAGTCACTTGTTACCGTCTTGTATAAAAGCCTCTGCGTTTTGGTCCGTTGCATTTCCAGTACCGGATCAGTCCAGATAGTAATCTTAGAATGAAGCTTGAAGTCAGACTGTAAAACGTGGCGGGTATGTTCGCCAGTGAAGTCATACATTCCAGTATAACCGGAGCTATTTTTATAAACGCCAAGGTCCTTAGTATGACAGCACATTAACCGGCCAGGCTTTAGAATCCGGTAAAGGTCTTTCAAAAGAAACGAGTACTGTTTGAAAAAGTCCTCATGACTTTCATTGTTACCCATATCATGAATGTAATTTGAATAGGTAAAAAGCGATGAAAACGGAGGGGAGAAAACGATCAGATCAACGGAGTTATCAGGGATTCGTTTTATCTCAATGCAAGTGTCTCCCTTCATTAACAAATAGTCGTCCGTCTTCACCTCCGCGTATTCGTAATCATTCAAAAGGCCGTATCTATTGGCATTTATGTTCTTATTCATTTCCTCTTGCATTTCAAAGAATTTGCGTTCCTTTTCTTTGATTGAATTGATTACGTTTTGCATGGTGTCGGTTGTGATTAGGTAAATGTTAACTTGTTTCTTTTGTCCGAATCGGTAGGATCGGCGAATAGATTGGTAAAGTCCCTCAAATGAAAAATCCAAAGATGCAAATATCTGATTATGGCAGTTCTGATAATTCAAACCAAACTGAGCAATCTTAGATTTTGTTATCAATACCCTGAACTCGTTGTTTGCAAATCCTAAAAGTCGTTCCTCTTTTAGTTTCGGGTTATCATTCCCACGGACCTCCACTGCGTCAGGAATTAGTTTGCTTAAATAGTCGGCCTCCTCATTTTGTTTAACCCAGATAATAAAACTCTCGTCTGAGTTATTAACGATATCGACAACATGAGATAGGCGCTCAACTTTTGTTAATCTCAATTCAGCGTTGAAATTAGTAGCGTTTATTGACTCGTCATTGAATAACTTGCCATGATTCTTAACCTTAGTTTTAACTTGATGTTCGATGTAATTTAAAGGGGGCAACACAAAATCACTGCCATCAAAACCCAAGTCGGCCGGATTAGTAAGCATTGAAGCCCAACCGGATATCCAAGCGTAAAAGTCAGTTTTAGCGTGTCCTTTTAAACGATAGTTATTCATTCCCTCATCACGGACAAACCATTTTGAACGCATATCCTGCGCGTCCAGTACGTTCAAAAACTCCGAGTGATTACCGATTTCATTCAAGTCATTAGGTGAAGGCGTAGCGGTGCAAGGGAGTTTGTACGGAGTTTGAGCGAACTTGTCAATAATGAGATTCTTATAAACCCCGGTGAAGTTCTTTAATATTGAACTCTCATCCAACACTACACCAATAAACGGACTAACATCAATATTTTCGAGCTGTTCATAGTTGGTAATGTATATTCCGGGTTTGACGTTTGGTTGGTATCGTTGTACTTCGATTCCGAACTTCATTCCCTCATTGATAGTTTGCCCACTAACAGCTAACGGGCAAAGGATTATTACAGGGCTGCCAGTATGCTTTACGATTGCGTCAGCCCAAGATAACTGCATGATCGTTTTACCTAACCCACATTCACAAAACAAAGCATAACGTCCGGCCTTCAATGCTCGTTTAACTAATAGCTTTTGAAAGTCAAACAGATTCGAATTAAGATCATCAGTTTCAAAACCTGAGTCTTTGTGATTAACAATTTTGGATTGCAATAATTCCTGATAGTCCATAGTTTAAATTTTATGGATGTCGCCGAAGCGCAAGGGGAATTTGATAAGCCACTTTAAAACCTTCTCCTTCCTCACCATCCAAATGTTTTTTAGATTTTCACTCTATTAGCCGCCCACAAAAGAACAGGGAACACAGCGCAGCCGATCATCAAAATTACTATTCCGGTTTTCATTTGATCACTCTTATCCATGTAAGTATCCATCCACTCCTGACAGTACGGCCAGTAAGCGAACAGAACCCACGGCAGAAAGCCAAAGGTAAAAGCTAGTGTAAATATCCAGCGAATGTGGAAGTAAGTGTCTTTCTTTCGTTCGGGTAATCGCGGGAATCTATTAATCGTTTTCATATCGTTACTTTTTGAGTGATGCTTTCAAGTTCGGAGGCTAGTTCTGAGTCGGTGATAATTAATTGAAAGTGTATTGATTTAAATTTACGACTGCCATACTCACTTAGCATAAGTGCAGTTCCAGTTGAACTATAAAATATTTCATCATAATGGATTGAATGGATAGTAACGATTTCATTAAACTTTGGCCCTTCTAATTTCACTCCATCTGATCTAGTCCACAGACCTTTTTTAATACAAACTACTTCTTGACCTACTTTAAATCTGCTCATAATAGTTAAGCGTTAAGGAGTTTTAAATATTGATTCTTTTGTTCCTCACAGACAAGAACTTTTTTATAGATAGCGTTCTGCCGGTGGACATCTGCCTTTAATTCTATAGTATGGTAATTCAATTCAGGCTTTTTAAACCTTGGATCGTATGAAAAGAAATACGCTTTATCTCGTTGTGCCAGCATCATTTCAGTTTGTATCTGGTCATAGTAAACCGGAAGCTCTTCCTGGAAGTTAGACGAATCTACAAAAAGTTTATATCTTAAATGAGTGTCGCTGTTAGGACATTTCACTTGGCAAACTGCATCAGGAAGAATCAAATCAGGGGTACACCCTAAAACGTTATCACCAACAAAGAAAACCGTTCCGCCTATTGAGGTATAGATTACGTCATCAGATTCTAAGCTATACCCATAAAGTTCACAAAAACGATTTATAGCGTCCGGTTCATTGGTAAGTCCCCATTCCATTTCATAGTTCATGTACGGATTTTTGGGTTCAGCCTCAACGTTCTGGATTAGTTCTAAGATGTAGGAAATTGCACCATCAGACAAAACAGAATCATCTTCTGTGTATTTAGCTTTGCTCTTAGGATTGGATTTCTTGAACTCCGCTAACTCATCAGGAGTCATTAGCCTTTTACCTTGTGCCATAATCTCGTTGATACGGGAGCCGGTAAATAACGGATTACGATACTTTTTCCACTCATCCTTATCCTCAAAGATGAATCGTTCAATTGCCTTTACCATTGAGTTTTTCTTTATTTGATTTGATTAACTTCATGTCTGGTGTGAACTCTAGAGCATCCCTTCTATTCAGGTTAGCGCCAAAGATATTTCCAATCAGATCGCAAGCGTCTTTTATTGCCAGCGTCTTAGCGATAGGAAAGGCCATTGAAACCGCTCCGTGATTGATATTTATGAGGTCAGACGGGCTTGTACCTTTCTTTGTCTGAAGCTGAATTGCGCCTATACCATCCTGATATTGCATTTCATTTAAAGCAGGGTTAAAATAGTGAACCCGAACGACAACGAATACACCATTGAAGGCAGTGCCCTCCCTGAGAATCTCAATAGAATACCGTTTGAATATCCTACGTAGCAAGTATTCCACCTTATCAATGGGTAAATATAGATGCCCTGAAATAGTCGGATGCTCCTTAACCCACTTTTGAGGAGGAGGAGTATTCAGAATCGCGTTTAAGCCCTCCTGCTTTCCGGCTAATTCAATACTGTCTTCAAATAGTTCCTGAATTGTTGGCAACTGTACAGGCTTTTCGGCATCAACCGTCTTTTGCAGTTCTTTGATGCTCGGCGTTTGTTTGTCTTTTGTGGTAAGTGAGTCCATTATAATTTAGGGATTGGTAAATATTTCCGGCAAATGTCGGCAGTGGCTTGTTGGTTAGCTTTTCTGGCTGTTTGTCGAGCATAAGCAGCAGCAGCATAAGCAGCAGCATTAGCAGCATAAGCAGCAGGAGCAGCATCAGCATAAGCAGCAGCAGCATCAGCAGCAGCATTAGCAGCATAAGCAGCATCAGCAGCAGCAGCAGCAGCAGCAGCAGCAGCATCAGCAGCAGCAGCAGCATCAGCAGCAGCAGCATTTAATTCGTCACGTGTTGCAACACCTTCACCGAATTTTATTGCCGTATCTACAGCATCAGTGCTCCGCTTGTCTTTCATTAAATGTCTGACTGTATTAGCGCAATGACCTTTTGCTAAAGTCAGCAATTGAAAGTCATAATTACTAGACTTTCGGTAGAGCCAAAGCATCCAGTCCCCACGATGGCAAATATTCCAAGCGTTCTCTAACGTCTGTTCTCCTACCCATTCAATAGCTTCCGAACAGGCGTTTAATTTTTCTAACTGCTCTTTGAAAGTCATATTTTTTATTTTGTTAGTGGCGGTTACTTATTAACTGAGTGATAACAGGAAAGAGTTTTTTTAAACTTCTTACGTTGTGAAGATGTACAATGAATATTCGGGTATGCTATTTTATCGACAACCTTTGCGTCTGAGAAACTCCAACATTCCTTTGATCCAAATACTCCTCCATGATTATAGAAGTTATTATAACAGCCGGAGCACATTGTTTTATTCGGCTTCAGTGTTTTATACTCGCGTGTCACTTCTCCATATCCGTGATAAAGTCCCATAACTAATAATTTAGGTTAAAACTAACCGCTCTTTGGCGATTGTGACCGAAAGATAATACAATAAAATTGCAACCTCCTAATGTTCCGTGAAATTTTTTTAGAAATTTATTGTAGTTTCATTTTTCTTTCTATATTTACGTCAGATTATGGGACGAAAAGCAATACATACGCCGGAGAAACTTGAAATAGGCGAGAAAATGGAACTGACCGGGAAGCTCAAAAAGTATTCCTGGCAGTATCTTAATAATTTCAATGACCGGGGAGCAGCTAAATTCAAACATCTTCGGGATGGTAATAAGGTTTTTATTGAGCGGGTCAAATGAAAAAATGTGGAATATATTTCTGCTTGTTTGAAGGAGAAATAATATACATTGGGAAAACCACTGACTTTAATCAGCGCATATTCGCACACAAATATTGTACTGGTCTGAATTTAGATTTCGATAACTTTAGATTCATTGCATGCGCAGAAAGCAAATTAGATCACTACGAACAGAGATGGATTCATAAGTTTAAGCCGAGGGAAAATCACACACACAAAGGAAGGAAGAAGTATTACTATTACCAGAAGAAGATTAGGCCAAATTCGAAAGCAATCACTAAATTAACATATAAAATGAAATTCAGGGTGATGACAGAAAAGTCTATTGTCGGATTCGGCAGATTCTCAAACAATAGAATTGAGCAATTAATAACAACAGAGAGAATTGTCGACGTTGTAATGATGTACTTTGGACTATCACATATTTCCTTTTGTGATGATTTACTATTAAAAATGAAAATAACAAATGAGTGGAGAATACAAAAGCCAGGGACTGACAAAGACAAAGGCGAAAAATTTCTTAATGACTGTTATTCTGATTCAATGGAAAAACGTGAATTAAGAAATGCTTTCCGTGTTCATAGAAACGCTAAAGTAATGTTAAAAGGAGAGATAAGAAATGGAACGGCAGATAGAAATAGAATGAAAAATCATGGTCATTTTTAATTTATGAATACCCCATACAAAAGCCTATGAATCGGCACACTAAAATTTACATGGACTATTTCGGCTATTCTCCTGGTGATTTCATTCCTAGTGAGTTGTCGGGTAATCCAGCTGTAGACATAAATCACATTGATTGCAAGGGTATGGGCGGAAACCCCTCAGGGGACAAAGACGTAATTGAGAATCTAATGGCCATGACTCGCGAGGAGCATGTAATGTACGGCGATAAAGTTAAGTTTAAGCCTTTTCTAAACGCTGCGCATCAACATTTTATGTCAACAAAAGTACCTTACCTTTTATCAAAAACAATAGTAGACGCTTAGATTGAATACAGTATGACACCAGAGGAAGAATTGAAATTATATGACGAGTTGGAAGATTTAAGGTATGAAGCACCCTTACTCAGACAATACGTCAACAACCTGAAAGAACAACTCTCTTCTCTTAAACAGGAGAACGAGAGACTGAAAAACGCGTGTAATTATATGCAAGCCTCAGGGGACGATGTATCAGAACAATGGAAGGAAATCAGAGATCATTTAGCCGAAATCCACAACCGATACAAGTCATTAATGACCCATAAGATCAACGAGAAAACAGAAATATTAATTTTTTCACAACACGATAAACAATCATGAACAAGATACTCGTTTACGCTTCTTTAACGCTTTCTGTTATCGGCATTATTTGGGTTCTTTACCTTCATTTTTTTGTTTATTTCGATACCCTTTTAACCCCAAAAGAGCGATTAATAGCCAACTGGCAGCCGTGTGTTGTTATGTTTATTGGGTTCACCATGAATATAATTTACAAACTTAGGAAAGAATGAAGCCCCTCACCCACATACTAATAGTAAACCCCATAACAATATGAAAATACTCATCAAAGTAACCAAGGAGGTCTTAAAAAGATCAATGTTTTGTTCTGGTACGTCTATTAATGAAAATTGCGCGATTGCATTAGCGGTACGCGATCTATTCCCAAGGGCAACAGTGGGAGCTTCATTTATCAATAGCCTTGCCGAACAGATAGAGTTACCTGATTCAGCAATTAGATTTATCTATAAATTTGATTCAAAAACACCAGATCAAAGACTCCAAATGCATCCGTTATCTTTTGAAGTTGATGTGCCTGATTCGGTGATTAACGAAGTAGGCATTTCAGAAGCCTACCGAATCCTCTCAGAGAGCAAGACTTTAGAACTCGTACAGCCGTGAAACCCATACTGTACATCCTCTTAATCCTGTTATTCTTATCGGTGATGTCTACCCAGGTAAGAAGCCAATCCTGGTACTCAAACCAATACGAAAAGGGCCGTACAACCCAGCTAAACCCTAAAACGGTAATGCAGAAAAAACAGAAAACAGAGTACCAAAAGCACTCCAATCTGTACAAATTACGGCGTAAAATCGCCCATTCGAGGAAACGGAAGAACTTTAACAGGGCGAAGACATCATGAAATACGCGATCCTTATAACCGGAAGATTTTCAAATTCAGTAAGGCTGTTTCCAGTTCTGTATGACTCATACACTGAGGCGCAATTGATGATTAATCAAATCCCGTGCTCATCACGATTTAATTATTTTGAGGTTGTCACCATCTTAAAAAAAGAACAGTAATCGAACTTTAATAAAGCGAAAATTCTATAATGACCCGCCAAACATCAATAGACGCTCTCAACGAAATAAAAACCTCAGGCCTGCTATCAAAGCGCCGGTTAGAGGTTTACGAGGCTCTTTTTTACTACGGGCCATTAACCGCTAATGATTTAGTCCGGCAGATGAAACAGCAATATTCAAACGCCAATCAAACCGGCTGGAATGCCCGATTCTCTGAACTTGAGCGAATGGAGGTTATAATCCAGGTCGGAACAAAGCAGGACGACATTTCAGGGCATGAGTGCATAGTTTGGGATGTTACTGGTAAACTCCCTACCCCACTACCAAAAGAGCCATCAAAAAAGCAGGTAAAAAGCCAATTAGTTGAGAAAATAGCCTCATTGGGTTTTGAAATTGATAGTCAGTGGAAGCCTCAACTTCGAGAAATATGGAGGCTGGCAAATTCGTTGTAATTGGTAATCTCAAACTAAATTGTTAGTTTTGAGTATGCCCAAAGTTGAAGGTTTAACGGAAAAGCAAAAGATATTCTGCCGGGAATACATCTACGATTGGAACGCTACCCGGGCTGCAAAGGCAGCAGGTTACAGCGATGAGAGCGCCCGCCAAATAGGCTCAGAGAACTTGTCAAAACCGTCCGTACAAGCCTACCTAACTGAGATTCAGAGAGATTTAGAAAAGATAGCCGGAATTAGCCGTTTGCGCATCATTACCGAGCATATTAACATCATAAACACCTCAATTGCCCACCTCCATGATACATGGATAACACGCAAAGAATTCGACACGCTCACCAATGAGCAAAAAGCTTGCATCTCGGAGTTAAGCTATCAAACCAGGATGGAGAAAGATTTTAGTGCTAATCCGGACGGGGACACAGTTCAAATAGATTATGTCAAAATCAAACTTTACGACCGTCAGCGTTCAATGGACTCCATAAACAAGATGCTAGGATATAATGAGGCTGAAAAAGTACAGCATTCCGGAGAAATAAAGGGATTCACAATATCTGCAGCAAGTGCTAAAAGAGCTAGTTGAAAATGATATATACATCCCGCTACTCAATAACCAATCCCGGTTTTTAGTCCTATACGGTGGTGGTGGATCTGGCAAATCAGTATTTGCGGCCCATAAAAAAATACTTCGAACGGTAGGGGAAAGGGGCCATAAGTTCTTAGCTCTCCGAAAGGTTGGAGACACAGTAAAAGACTCTATTTTTGCCGAATTACAGGCAGCCACGGAAGATTTAGGATTAGCTGATGAATTCCAGATCAATAAAACAGACCGAACATTTACCCACCATTTAACAGGAAATCAGATTCTTTGTAAGGGATTGGATGATCCCAAAAAGGTTAAGTCAATCAAAGGGATTACCGGCATGTGGCTTGAGGAGGCGACCGACTTCGAAGAAAACGACCTAGAGCAGCTTAACATCCGGATCAGGGGAGAAAAGCCTAATTACATTCAATTCATAATTTCCTTCAACCCGATTGATGAGGATCACTGGCTAAAGAAACGGTTTTTTGAAAGTCCACAACCCGACACAACAGTTTGCCATTCAACATACAAAGACAATTACTTCCTTTCTGATGTAGACCGGGAACAGCTTGAACGGCTAAAGGAGCGTAATTTGCTTTATTACGACGTTTATTGTCTTGGAAAGTGGGGTATTGTCAATAAGTCTGACAAGTTCATGTACAATTTCACCAATGAGAAGCATGTAATTGATTTCTATAGCCCCAATCCACATCTCCCAATATTAATCAGTTTCGACTTTAACGTTGCTCCAATGACATGCGTAATATCACAGGAAGTAGATGAAAAGCTTTATATATTCGATGAAATCAGTCAGCCAGGATCAACAGAGGAGCTTTGTGAGCTTGTTTTAGCGAAATACAAAGATTGGCTTTATAACATGGATGTAACCGGCGATGCTACAGGATACAACAGGGAAAAGGCTACCCGGGGAAATATTAACCAATACATGGTGATTAAGGAAGTTTTAGAGTTAACCGATCGAAATCTAAGGGTGCAATCCAAGAACTCAGAACTTAAAGATTCTCGCGTTTTGTGTAATTCTGTGCTATTTCATGCGGAGGTGTTTATTACAAAAAACTGCACACAAACTATCCAGGACGTTAAATACGCAGCAATCAAGATCAATCCAATGACTAAAAAGATGGATGTGATTAAAACCGAGCAGGATGGCAGGCACTTTTTTGATAATTACCGCTATCTTCTTCATGCTGTTTACCCGGATTTTATACGTGACCCTAAAAAATACCGTTAGGAGTAGGAAATAAGGAACAAAATACTATACATTTACGTATTAATCGTAAAACATATACTTCATGA